AGAAGTGCACCCTCGTGTTTGGGGTGTGGTGCGAAGAAAAATGAAATACAAAGTGGAGGTAAAAAATGTATTTTAACGCATGCACATACGATCAAATCTCGACCCGAAATTTTAAAAATGGCTGTCTCGGAATCACGAACTGAAGAAGGATATAAAACACATGTAATATTGAGGAAGTTTATAGAATTACATAAACAGTACCCCGTCGCAACGTTGTGTTGGGAATGTCATCACATTCTTGGTTAAAGATTAAATAAGTAAACTTTATAAACTATAATGACTACCTACGACCAAAAACCCTGTGAATTTAAATACAAAATCGACTCGTGTTCGAAAGTCGTTGACGGTGATACCGTCGACGTTCTTATTGATTTGGGGTTCGACGTACTCATTCGCCAACGCGTGAGATTGCTCGGTATCGATACTGAAGAATCGCGAACGCGTGATTTGACCGAAAAGGTTTACGGGAAACACGCCAAGAAAAAGCTTGCCGGGTGGGTGACGAAAGCTGTCGAGTGTGATAAAGACGACATCGAGATTGAATTGAGATGTCAAGAACGCGACTCGGTCGGTAAATACGGACGCGCACTCGGTGAATTGTGGGTTCACGAAGATGGGATTTGGACGAACGTAAACAAATGGATGTGCGAACAAGGCTATGCCGTACCATACGTCGGACAAAACAAAGACGATGTTAAGCAACACCACATGTTACACCGAAAAATGTTAGCCGATAGAGGTGAACTCATCATTGATGAAACTGGGAAGTTTTTGTCGTCTTAAACTAAAATAATTAATTATATAAAGTATACTATATGGAAAAGTACCTGAGACGTATTTTAAATATAATTGATGATAATAAACATAAAATGCGGGATGGTGATTATATCGAGATGTGCAATAATTTACATAAAATAAGAAAAATTAACGCGCGTGAACGGAGTGAAAAGTGTTTTCGTACGATTATTAAATTAGTGAAATGTACCATTATTACAAAAATTGGTTTAAAAATATTATTCAATAAAAGAAGAGGAAATGACGACGACGAATGAATATTATAACGTTGTTATAAACCCGGATGATACACCTGTATTAGGTATAGATAATACGGCTGAAAGACCTCCACCGTTACCAGAACCGGAACCAGAAAGAAATCACACGAGAAATATAGATGTAAGAAATGTTAAAATACGTAGTGTGTATAAATTTATACACTTTATTATGCTTTTTACGACAATAATGGGTACTATTATGGTATCAGATAATTATCAATCACTCATGGATACGTTTATGTCTGCAATATCATACGTTTCAGTTCTAGAAAATAAGATTGATATTTTAAAAATACATACATTTTATCTTTCGGTGTGTTTTACTTTGGCATCATATAATTTTTATTTCGAATATATTATATATTATTTCGTATATAGTCTTTTAAATGTGTGTACACTTGTACATCTAGCATTCGATCGACGCGATTATTATATAAGTCAGTTAATATCTGTATTTCCTAATCCATAAATTACAGACCCATTTTTCACCTGATTTAACGGGTGCGCCGCCATGTAACGCTTTTTTAGTTATACATTCGTAATTGTTTAACGTATTAAAGAACAAAGCGTAAACGGTATTGTCTCTTTATATTTGGAAATTCTGTTTCACCACCTTCATACTCGTCATTCAAGGCAATTATGAATGTGTACATACGTTTATTTTTAACATCGGGAAACGTGTCTTGATGTGGTTTATAAAAACCACCTGGTTTATATCTAAGAACTTGTAAATCTTCACAATTATGAAAAGGTCTATCCGTCATAGAAACGCATTTACGTATAAGTTTATCAACAACTGGATCTTCTGATGCTTTTAGCCATGCTGTTTCACTCTTTCGGATAGATTCGTCTACATCGCGACTCATAGATACCGTAGACGTCTGTAACTTTTTAGATGCGATGTCTTGTATATGTTTACATTCATCTTCACTTAATACATTTTTTAATACTCTGGGTTTTTCATATATGGGTATGAAAAACCATATAATAAGTAAAAATGATACAAATAATATAACTTTATTCATTTTATACTATACACCGATAATATTATTTTTCAATAAATATTGGGGTGGACACAAGAGTAAATTTACTATTATATCTGTATATTTTCCATATATAGTATCATAATGAATAATAAATGCTATCATCCAGAAGTAAACTGAAATAATATATTGTAATTTAGGTATACCAAATGCACTTTTAATTACACTTATGATCAAGTTTACATCTAAGTATCTTTTATCATGGATAGTCGATTTATAAATTATAACCATGGATAAAAAATTAAAAACAAGTTCCAGATAATCGAAACCACCTTTTAATACATACCCCAAACGCAAAAGATCTACATGTCTCGATACATAAACAAGTTTATACATAGATTCATTTCTGTGTACATGGTAAAATACACTCGATATACTACCAAGATTCTCTAAAATCATAAATGGAAAAAGTGATGTAACTGCCGAAGCTAATTCGATTAATTTCATTTATGATGTAAACGAGTCTATTCTTAAAGTGCCCGTAAAAATATATAATAGGGTATAGAACAATTGTACCTATTTCGTATTTTTGTTATGACACTATTTGAATAATCAGCTAATGCGTGAACGGTGCGCATTATGTCTTTAGTTTTAGTTGGATCAATTACCCATTGGCGAAGTAAATCACCACACGTATCGGTAAACATCCCGTATATATTCCGTATATCCTCTAATTTACACTTATGTTTATCACGTCTCTGAAGTTCTTTTTTAAATTCGTCGTCAGATATAATTTTTAGTAAATAGTCTACACGTAACCGTAGATTATCGTCGTCACCCATTCCATCGTATCTATATATAATATCTCTATCCAATAGAGTAAGTTTATAACTCAAATCTAATATATTTACATTTGCTTCATTTTCTTCGAGTTCTGCAAACGTTGGTCGTCCACCACACGGTATGTCTCCATGTTCCCTCGAACGTTTCTTGAATTCAAAGTAATGAGGGTTATGTACACGACCGGTTTCTATACGCCCCGAGCGCCAATCGAATGCTGTATGACACTCTGTACACCACATTTGTGCACATCCATCTATTTTATGTATCATTGTACCACATTTAGGACATGGTTTAGTATCTTTGTTTATGAGTTTCATAGTTTCAACCGTTTCGGGATCACAAACGTGATTTGAATCTATAATAACTTCATTACAATGTTCACAAAACTGCTGAACACATAACCCACATTTCATATCCGTATCTAAAAAACCTCTACACTCTTCGTATGGACACTTACGTGTAAATTTTTCATTTCCATTTGAAGATATATTTAATTCGAGTGTATTTACCTTATGTACGATTTCCTCTATTTCTATACGCATACTCTCTAGAGCAGTATCATAATCCACTATCGAATTACGCATTCTTACCGCTTCTCTACGCATATCTCTCATAAGAAACATTTGATCTAAAAGTTCAAAATACCGTAATCTAAGTTCTTTAATTTTTATTCTATACTCCGCGTATGGTTGAGTTTCTGGCATTCGCGCCATTTCGCGTTCGTATAAAATTTGTTCTCTGTGTCTTCTATAATCAACGTTTCTAAATCGTTTTGTACAAAACGAATCTATAAACTCACGGTCATGTTCATTTTTACATTTCATACAATGTGGTTCTTCGGTGGTTGATAATAAATAGGTTTGGATACACGTTTTACACGCGTCGTAATTACAATGAGGACACGTAACTTTCACACGTTGTGTTTTATTGTACTTATCGCAACATACTGTGCACGTACTCATACTTATTATATAACGCGGGTTTTCTTTAATTATTTAATTTCAATGGTCCACTATAATTGAAGAGTATAGCTAGAATAATAGTTATTATATTTAGGGGTACATCATACACTGGGACAACAGATTTTTCTGCCCATCGTATAGTAAAAAATACGGAAATAAAAACACCTATATTTCTTAAAGTTGCTTCAAAGTATGGATTCATTATATATCATTTGCATATATTTTTTTCTCGTGTGCAAGTAAAATAGTGACATATATAAATAATGAATCCAGAGAATGATACTCCGAAAATTGAAAATTGTTCAAGAATAATAAGAGAATTTTTAAAGGATTATTCGCGTTCACCCACGCGTATTCGTCGTAAATGGTTTTGTATTCCCAAAATTGTAGCTTGGAACCCTATAATTAGACTGAGTAATTGTAAAATAATACAACGCACACGAAAATCTAAAATGAAACACACGACACCTACGACCGTTCTTTTTTTTAATTTAACGGAATTTCCTATTACTATATCTGTTACGAGTATAGCAACCAATGTAAACGGGTGTGGAATCGGTGTAATGGGAAACACGTTAACAATGGACATGGATAAAACGGAAAATAAAATTCAAACTGTTCACGTGTACCCATATGCATTTGAAGATGACGATACATGTGATTACTTTAGTTCGGATAATTCAATGACGAATTCTAAAACTGAAAGAGAAAAAATACATAAACTATTGCAAGATCAAAAGGATATATTTTGGACGGGTGATAAAGAATTAGAAAAGAAAATAATTATGAGGGATATTTATGGTGAAAAATACGATAAATATAATAATAATAAAAAAAAATCGATGAACCCTCTTTTTCATTATTTAATGGAATACCGTATGAATAAAATTGAGAATGCTATTCAGCGAAGACAAGAAAAGGGTCTAATTGTCGAATCGCCCACACAAAGACAGTTACGATTAAAAAACTCTATAATTGTTGAATCATCCACAGAAAGAGAGGGTCCCCAAAATGACGAGGAAATGAAAGAGTTTTGGAGTGATAAAAAACTCAAAATCGGTACAATAAACCGGAATTTGAGATTATCATCGGCTATGATAGACCCATGTTCACATAGGTATTATTTATCTATAAGAATACACGATACAGATAAAGGCAGATTAATCATGAAAGATAATATACATAGAACTAATTACGATATTATCATAAGACATGAAGATATAGAAAGGCCACCGGATAAACGTCTTTTATACGGGAGTTTTGAAAAAATGGAGACGGCTCCTTAATCTTTAAAAAATGGGTTCTTATCAAGCTTACCTTTATGAAACAAAACGGGATTATAACTCGAACCATCCACGTAATAGACTTTCGTGTACCAAGACATTGAATTTGCATCCCATACTTCACGTCTTTTTAAACCACATTTATAGACGAGTTTTTCGTGCATATCATCACGACTCCCCTCAATTTTACCCGATTTGTTTCCCTTAACGATAGTTTTTGCTTTCTTTTCATCACTAATAGAACGCGCGTAGTTCATCATAACGGATGATAAACCTCTGTGCATGTTTTATTATTGATTAGATTATTTCTTTTATATTAATTACCTGGTATATGAAAAACACTACAGTAAGATTCAACATCCGAACGTAACTTAGCAATATCATCATTCTGTTTACAATCTCTATTTTCGATAGCAATCTTTACACCTCGGTCAATAAACTCCGCGACTTTCACAAAGTCGTGTTCTTTCATACCTCTCGTTGTCATTGCAGGTGTTCCAATTCGAATCCCACCCGGAACGAGTGCAGATGTATCACCGACAACCGAGTTTTTATTCAAAGTGATATGAGCCATATCGAGAACTTTCTCAACACGAGCACCATCGATACCCTTTGGTCTTAAATCACATAAAATTAAATGGTTATCTGTACCACCCGAAGACAGTTTATACCCTAATTCTGTAAGTCTTTTTGCCAACGCTTTACAGTTTAAACATACCTGTTTTTGGTACTCCTTAAACTCTGGTGTATTTGCCACTTTCAACGCGACCGCTAACGCACCAATAGTATGGTTATGTGGACCACCTTGTAACCCCGGAAAAACGGCTGAGTTAATTGCTTTTTCGAATTGTTTTCGGTAAAATATGATACCCGATCTCGGACCCCGTAAAGATTTGTGTGTTGTCGATGTAACAACGTCTGAATATTCAAATGGGTCATCCGCGACTTTACCGGCGACTAAACCTGAAATGTGTGCCATATCTGACATTAAATACGCACCGACACTGTCACAAATTTCACGCATTCTCTTATAATCATAGTTTCTCGGGTACGCCGAGGCACCAGCAATAATCATTTTTGGTCTAAACAATGACGCATTCTCGTGTAACTTATCGTAATCGATCCATCCTTCATCATTCAAACGATATGGCATGGATTCAAAATATACAGATGTTGCCGAAATTTTCTTTTTCGGTGTATAAAATCCATGCGTTAAATGCCCTCCGTGTGGTAAATCCAAACCCATAATTCTATCGTGTGGGTTTAATAAAGCTGTATAGACCGCAAAGTTTGCCGGTGACCCCGATAGTGCTTGTACATTCACTCCCCATACATCTGGATCTAAACCGTATAATTCTAAAGCACGTTTTTGACATAAAAGTTCCATTTGGTCAATGTATTCATTACCACCGTAATACCTTGCCCCAGGTAAACCTTCGGAATACTTATTTGTCAAACACGAACCATTTACTTCCATCACTGCTTTCGATGTAAAATTTTCAGATGCGATGAGTTCGCACCCTAATGTCTGTCTCTTCTTTTCATTTTGAATAATTGTAAATACTTCTGGATCTACATCTTTGACACCTAAATCTTCAAATGGGTGCCCTATCCCAGGTCTTGATACTGCCGATGCTTTAGTTTCACTAATAGAACGCGTGTAGTTCATCATAATTGGTGATAAACCGCGATACATGTTTTATTATTGATTGTACTAATTCTTTTAATTACTTACTTTTGATACTTCGTTTGCTTATTTAATTGAGCAATTCGGGTCTTGACCGCCATTTCGGATATACCCTCATCGATATTTTTCTTAAGTCTATTTACATTTTTAGCCGCGCGACCTTTCATGGTATTATTCACCAACTTCTTAAGGTTCGCCTTTTTATTTTTTTGTGGAAGTGGTGGAGGAGGTGGCTTTTTTAATTTCATATTTTCACGAATATTTCCCTTAATTCGTTCAAATGCTTGATTTACACCCATTCCTTGACTTCCTGTAAGGAAACCCTTCCTCCATTGTGTAAGGTTCGCCCTTTGAATATATTTACCACGATTAGCTTTCGACATATTTGGGTACGTTTTAGAAATATAGGTTGCGAGTTGTTTCTTGACTTCTTGTCTCTTCTTTCTGTTCTCTGCATTATTATAATTACCGTTCAATTTTTCAGATTTGATTGTTTGCTCAATACCTGGTGCAACATTTCGAATTTGAACACTGTAATTTTTGAGTTGGTTCAATAATTTATTTTTAACTTTTTGGTTCATTTGTGTTTCCTTGACTTTCTTTGTAAGAGATGCACGCATTTGTGTATTTTGCGCCGCCTTCTTTTTATTTTCAGCCTCCTTTTTCTTCCTTTCTTCGTCTTCCTTTTTCTTTTTTGCAAGCGCCTCTTCTTTCTTTTTTGCGATCATTTCTTCCTTCGCTTTACGATTTGCTTCTTCCTTTTCCTTTCTTTGTTTTGCAAGTTCTTGTGCCTTTCTGACCGCATTTGACTTTATAGTATTAAAATTTTCACCATTTTCGAATCGTTTAAGAAACGCCATTTTATTTGTATTTGACAGATTTCTGGAGTTGTTTAGGATTTTACTCAAAAGTTTCTGTTTCTTCTCCTTTTCTTTTCTCTCCACCTCTTCTTCCTTCGCCTTACGATTAGCTTCTTCCTTTTCCTTTCTTTGTTTTGCAAGTTCTTTTGCTTTACTAATAGCATTGGACTTTATAGTATTAAAATTTTCACCCTTTTCGAATCGTTTAAGGAATGTCATTTTATTTGTATTTGTCAGGTTTTTGGAGTTGTTTAAGATTTTACTCAAAAGTTTCTGTTTCTTTTCCTTTTCTTCCCTCGCTTTACGGTTTGCTTCATTCTTAGCATTTTGGTTTGCCTTTTCCTTCACCAAACGGTTCGCTTCATTCTTCGCATTTTGGTTTGCCTTTTCCTTTGCCAAACGGTTCGCTTCATTCTTCGCATTTTGGTTTGCCTTTTCTCTCGCCAAACGGTTTGCTTCTTTTTTCTCTTGTGCCTCAATAAATAAACGTTTTGATTCTCTCCCCTCGCGGTTTGCTTCATTCTTGGCGTTTTGGTTCGCCTTTTCCTTCGCCAAACGGTTTTCTTCGTTTTTAGCCTTTTCTCTCGCTAAACGGTTTGCTTCATTTTTAGCATTTTGATTTGCCTTTTCTCTCGCCAAACGGTTTGCTTCTTTTTTCTCTTGTGCTTCTTTCCATAAACGTTTAGATTCAATTCCTTCCATCTCCTTCGCCAAACGGTTTGCTTCGTTTTTATTATTTGGTACATTTGGTCTGTTTGGTTTGTTTGGTACGTTTGGTTTGTTTACAATATTGTTTGGTTTATTTGGTTTATTTACAATATTGTTTGGTTTATTTGGTTTGTTTACAATATTGTTTGGTTTATTTGGTTTATTTACAATATTGTTTGGTTTATTTACAATATTGTTTGGTTTATTTGGTTTATTTACAATATTGTTTGGTTTGTTTACAATATTGTTTGGTTTGTTTGGTTTGTTTGGTGCGTTTGGTGCGTTTGGTACGTTTGGTAATGGAACTGGAACTGGAACCGGAGCTGGAGCTGGAGTTGGAGCTGGAGCTGGAGCTGGAGCTGGAGCTGGAGCTGGAGCGGGGGGACCTACCGGACCTTGGACAACCTTATTATTTTTATACATACCCAAACCCTTATTATTTCTTTTAAAAACGTAACCGGGTATTGGTTTAACTCTATTCGATGGTATAAAACTTTTATTTAAAAATGATGGTCTTTTTGTTTTTTTACTTGTAAACGCTTTTATATTTGATTTTGGTTTGTTGTTTGTAGACGTTTTTACATTACCCCCGTTTAAAAACCGTGGTTTTTCGTTCTTTTTTATTTTAGAACTCAAGTTATTTACTGTGTTTACGCGGTTCACGCGGTTCACTCGATTGACGTTGTTGTTCACTCGATTGACGTTATTGTTCACTCGATTGACGTTGTTGTTCACGCGGTTTACACTATTGTTCACTCGATTGACGTTGTTGTTGACTTGATTTACGTTGTTCAAGTTATTCACGTTGTTCAAGTTATTCACGTTGTTCAAATTGTTATTGAGTCGGTTCACGTTCAGGTTATTCGCCAAGTTTACATTGTTATTAAACGCGTTTTTCTCAATCTGTTTCTTCTGAACAGACCTTAATTTAATTGGTTCATGTATGTTCATGGAATGAAGACGTCTACCAATTATATCGGTGAGTTGTTGCTTCGTAAGTTTCTTATCGGCGTGTCGCACAACACCCACTTTCTTTGCAATTCTCCGTATTTCATCGACTTTAGTAGTGGAACTAAATAACGTATCAAAATCTTTACGTGTTAATGGCGACTTAGCATCAACTAAATATGATCCATCTTTACTCAAAATCAGTGGTGGTAATGGAAGTTTGCCACCCTGGACTAACGAGTATACGTCACATATTTGATTTTTGGATAATTTTAGGTCTGTACCTGTATTTTGTTTAATAAGTGATCTAAGATTACTAATATCTAACCCTGGGTCACACGCATCCATATTGATATAACTCAACAAAAAAGTTATAGCGATATGCTTTTTGTATACATTTGAAATTTTTCTTCATATGACATGTTAAAATTGAATACGTCGACCTGACCTATATCTATGTCAATAATTGTACTTTTTTCTATGTCATTATTTTTTCTATTATTTAAAGTTGATGAAACAAGTGCTTCAGCAAACTGTTTAGGGTTCTTTATTTCTTCTATAAATTGTGTTTCCATTTTCATTCGTATACACAAAATCTTATATGATTTCTTATCGAGTAACGGTGCCGTGGGTAACGTCTCTAATGTACCACCGTCTACATATATCATATCATTATACCTGTATGATGAAAATATAAACGGTACAGCAATACTCATACATATGGCATCTATGACTTTCATATCCGGGTGTGTATTCTTTGAAAAATATTCCGTCCTCGATGTATTAACACAAAAAGCTGATATATATAACGTTTTATCTATTTCAGAAAACGTTGGGTCAATCCCTAACAAATTGACAATTTGTTCGCGTACAGGTTTCAAGTCAATTAATCCATACGAATTTATAAAACATTTCAAATTAAGTTTAACAAGTTTACTTGAATCAAGTTCGAGTAATTTATATAATGTTTCTTCTACCGAATATCCAAGTGCTAAGAAAGTGCATATAATAGCACCCGCTGAAGCACCTGAGTACTCTTTGACATTTTCAATAGTGTTTTCAACACTTTTAAGGTACCCTAACATGGAGAATATACCCATGGCACCTGGCCCTATAATAAGATACTCATAGGACATGTCACTTAATAGAACTGAGGAAATTGCTTTCGCAAAAGAGCGAAGACAACCGCGAATACCAGCGCGTGTACCAAGGCTGCTGGAACACCAGTTTGTCCAGACATAAAGACGCCTTTGGATCCTGGTGGGAGGGTCAATAAAATACCTGGGCTGAGTGCGAGAAAGAGAGACGTGGTCACGAGAAGATCCGTCTTGGTAAGAACGAGACCCATCGCCTTCGCAACGAGTGAGAAGGTGAGGAAGAAGACGAGGGCGTGGAACAATACAGCTGTTCTGCCTGTAAGACCGTCTCTGAACGCGACTTTGGAACCATTTGTTCTGAGAAGAATACCTGGGCTGAGCGCTAAAAAAAGCGAAGCTGGAATAGCGACTTTTTGAGATGTGATATCTGGGAGCATGTTTGTATATATATTCATTACATATTTATCTAAGATCCGTATTCGGAGTTATAAAAGCAAAATTCGACAAATTCGTCGTAGTTTGCAAATTTTAAAATGAGATGCGACATGTATGCATCGTGTAGATACTGTTGTAGTATCCCCCACATATAACGAAGATGTTCATGGTGTACTTCTTCCCAATCGTTTATATGTAGAGGTTCATCGATATTGATTTCCTGTTCGTTATCGCTATTATAGGCTTCATTGCCATGTGTGGCTTCGTAGACGTATTGACTCCAAACCATTATTCTTGTTTCTTTTCTTTGATTCCCGTGAGAGCGAGTGAAGTAGATTCTTTTACTGGTAAGTTATCGAGTATAACCTTTAATACCAATTCGGCCTGTTGTTCGTTTCCTTCGTAAAAAGAGACGAGTCCTTCCTTGACTGAGGTCTTATTTAACCCCGTTTTTCTGGAACTTTTACGAACCGAAATCTTACCTTTTTTAAGGTTAATTACATCAAGACCATTATCAGTCATAAGTTTTTTTACCTGTAATTTGAGAGATTTTTCGGCCTGTGTTAAGACTTTAATATCTTCGCGGGCTTCTGTAATTTGCTTGTTTAATTCAACCAACTTAGAGACGCTGTTCGAGAGTTCGTCTGTAGGTGTAACCTGAGACATTTTTTATATATAAACTATACCTATATTCTTTAAATTAATTAACATAATGGTCTACGCATGGTATCGGAAGCAATAGTGGAGTTGTTCCACACGAATGGCTCCTTAGTATTTGGTGGGTCGGCGCGGATTTGTTGGTTCGCGTTTCTGAGGGCACCACTGACCGTTTCTGGGAAACCAACTTGTGCTCTTGGTTCGAGAAAGTTTTGGCCGGCGAGAATATCTTCTGGGGCAAATTCACCGAAGTCTTCTTGAGAAGCAACTTCACGTGGGAGGAGGGACGACGCGAGACCGGTACCGGCCTTCATTTCACACGCTGTTCCTGGTTCCGATTCTAATGGTTCGGATGGCCCGACACTGCCACCGTACCCAGATGGGGCGTACATAGTTTCCTCAACGGAATACATGGATTTTTTGTTATTGGAGAACATGATGTAGATTACGGTCGCAATGGCGAGGGCAATCAATACCTGTCTTGGTGAGACTTTGTTCATCTTCATCTTCATCTTTATATACTATCAACAATTTTTTTTATTCTGAATCCTGAATCATGTACTGGTCTGGATATGTTTCTTCCTGCTCAGCCTCGGCCTCAGCTTCTGAGATTTTTTCTTCATGAATTTTCAATTGGACAATATTCCATGTTGGACCAAATGCCTTTTTCGCGAACCAAAGTCCCGAAAATTCTACGACTGCCGTACACGTCATACCAACACTTACTGAATTAAATTCAACTGGTTCCTTATTGTGATCAAAAATACGTGTCGCAGAAATGCGATCAGTTTCGAGATTTTCACTTCTGGTGTATGCACCTGAAACTGTCTTTTCGGGGAGGTCTTTACCAAACCATGTTTTACTATTTTCCAACGCGGATTGAAGATTGGTGACATGTACAGCTTCGACCTTCGCCTGGTTGTCGTCACCTGATACTTCAAATGATACTTCACCTGTTTCCTGGTCGACATCAGATACAGTCACTTCATTCAACTGAATAAAGTATCGCTTTTTTTCATCGTTTAATGCTCGAGAGTGGTATAACCCATCTTCACCTTTTGAGAGAGTATCGTAAATCATTTTGTATATTGTATTGGTCTCAATTCTTTAACCCAATAAATGGTATCATTGCTGATTTCTCAAGAATTGGTTTTGGTACCCATTTATCTCTAATTGGTTTAAACCCGTACAGTGTTTCTTCCATTTTGATATTTTTTGGTAAATCGAGACTCGATGTACTATTTGGCCTGAAGTTATATTCATTTTTAATGTATGAGTTTGTTGTATTGGGTTTCCATGTAAGTGAGTTCGTGTTAAAACGACTTGTACCACTCGATTGTCTAAATCCTGGTATATTAAGTGTATTTACGGATGAATCTAAACCATAAACAATCTGCTTCGTTAATTTATCCCTAGATGGTTTCGATGTGTACCTAACGTATTTTGAAGGATCAACACGTTTCGCCTTTTGTATATTTACACTTTTAACGTATGTAACTTTCTTTGCTGGTGTTTTAGCTGTCTTATGTACTAATTTTAATATATTTTCCATGGGTTCTGATGCTTTGATTGGTTTTTTAGTTATAATACGAGCTAATTTTACCATGCGTTGACGATCTTTCTCCCTTTTTTCTGGACGAAGACCAAGTTTCTGCATGAGGTATATATCATCTGTTAAAAATGTTTTACCCGCAACATATATCTTATTATTAATAACCATCCTGTTTGTAGTTTGATTACGGTAAGAGACACCTCTTTTACGTGTTTGAATAACTTCATACCCAAATTCATTTGGACGCATAAATGCAATATCTAAAATACCACCGAGATTCACGGGTATGATACGCTTTTTCTCGGGTGAATACCATCTAACTTTTAAATCGAGTGTGAATAATTCGACATCTATAAACACGTTACGTTTTGTTGGTCTTTTATTATTTCCACCTTTATTTTTTTTGATTAAACTGTATCGACGCGTTACGTAAGGACCTGACTCACTAAATCGCAACCCGATAAATTTACCAATTTTACTCTTTTTTGATAAAATACGATCTCGAATGCGTATATTTATCTTCTTCGATATTTCACCAAGTTTATTCCATAGAAGAAGTTTGACGGCTTGGAGTTTACCAAAATACTTTTCATCTGGTTTCATACGAGGTGCAAATTTTGTATCTATATCACTTGTAATGACCTTATCGTTACGATCCATATATACATTGAACGCTTCACCACCACTAATGATAATATCGCCCATTGGTTTCAAAAATACTGTAAGTTCACTTATGACTTCATATATAATATCACGTATCGAATCAGTAACAACCACGTATGCCATTTTTTCAAAAGACTCTTTTGAATACAGACGATTTATACGATTTCTAAATTTTTTCAGTTCATCCTGTTCGTAATATTTCTTTAAAACTGGATCACCAAAAAATAAATTTTTATTCATGAATTTCGAAACCGCAGTTTCCGAGTAAATATTCTCGTCCATTATTATATTACCTATATAATAAATATGGAGTGTGAAGATACATGTCGATGTTATGCTGATTACGATACACCATACCCACACAATGAGCAGACGTGTGGTATTCGTAAAAAAGGGTATATAATTCCATGTAAAACAAAATGTTGTGCTGGTGGATGTCCAGCCCCAGATAATGATTTATACCCCAGACAGCCATACAGTTTTGGATATCTATATCCTTTGCGTCTAGATAATCTTTTTAAATTTATGGCATTGTCGGTAATTATTCTACTTGTTCTCAGTACATATCTATCTTTCCAAAAATAGACTTAAAGATTGATGGCGTAAGTAATATATAAAATGTCTATTGAATCCGTACTCGAAGAAATCACTGCTCTCAGAAACGATATCAAAACGCTCTCTAAAATCGTCAGAAAGGTTAAGGCGAAACAAGACGACCCGAACGGGGAAAAGGCTGCGAAGCGTGCCGAAAACAACGGGTTCAACCGCAAGCAAGTTATCTCCGAAAAGCTTCGTGCATTTTTGGAATTGCCAGAAGGTGAATTGGTCTCTAGAAGTACCGTCACGCGCGCCATTAACAAGTACGTCAACGACAAGGGGTTGAAGCACCCAGATAACGGTCGTGTATTGGTTCTTGACGACAAGTTACGCGATTTGCTCGAACCACCGGCTGACACCCAAGTTACGTTTTTGAACTTGCAAAAGTACTTGAGCCCGCATTACAGTAAGCCAGAAGAAAAGGCTTAAAAAAATACATACATACTATAAATAAACCATGTTAATTGACAGGCAATCTGTAGAATTACTTGTTGGTACAAAAATAACTAAATTAGATTTGTACCAA